TAAAATTAGACAACAAGCCCCTCAGTGGGACTCAGTACGACAACCCTGGGTTGACTTAGTTATGGTTGCTCCTTTAGTCGGTGCCGGTGGCGGTCTTCTAGGTAAAGTCCTATCTGTCGGCGGACCTCTTGCAACAGGTATAGTCGGTGGTTTGATTGCCCCTGGGGGCGCTCTTCGTACTGGTCCTACTCAACCAGCACCAGCGACTGGCGCAAACCTTCCGATTCCTAATTACGCTGACTTCGTACAGAAAATGTCGAAGATCAACTATTTTTTAGGGCTTCAGGGATTACCTCTTTACGATATTCAAGAAGAGTACAACAACTTAGTACGAACTCGTGAATTAATGAACGAAAGGTATGGTGAGCGAGAAAGGGCTTTAGAAGCAGTAAAGCAATCAGGGCCTGTGCTTGAATCTGCTATTGAAAAAGTTTTATATAAGCCTGATATTACCCAAGACAGGGTTCAAACTCAACTCGCTCAGATTGTCTGATCATGATTGTTTTACCTGACACCGACACCCCTGCATCTGGATTTTTAAGGAACGTCCTTATCAATCTCTTGGGTGGAGCTACTAAGAAAGAAGAGACAACTGCCCAAAAGGGCGGGAACAAAACGGCTGATGGAAAAACAGTACGAGGTACAAGACCTGTAGAAGGTACTGGAACACTCGGTACAGACGCACCTCCGCCTCGCCAGGCTCCTATAGCTGATGCGGCTACTACTTTAGTAGATAGGATTACAGATCCAGTACTACGAAGACAGTTACTTGAGCTTGAATACGAACAAATTAAAAAGCGTGATGCTGACATCGCACGTTACCGCCTCGAAGGTCAACAAGAAGTAACGCGTCGTCAGGCTCAGAACAACGTTATCAACGCGTGGAAGGAAGTAGAAGTAAAAACAATCGAAAAAGAAAGAGATATGGCATTAGGATTAGCAGAGGTGGCTTATCGATCTTCGATGCCAAATCCTAATACCATGCAAGGTTTAAGTAACGCAGCTGCGACTGCAGTTAATGCCTTTGCAAATCGACCCAGTGCAATAGGTTAATCATGAGCATTCTTGGTGGCATCGGAACTATTGCAGGTGGTATCTTTGGTGGCCCTGCTGGAGCAGCCGCTGGTGGTGCAATCGGAGGTGGTTTAGACCAAATTTTTGGTGGCGGAAGCAGTAGTAGCAGTAGCAGCAGTGGAAGTGGCTCTTATTCATTAAGCCCTGAGCAATATGCTTACATTGCTCAGCAGCTTGCAATCGCAAATACACCTTTAACGTTGGCGACCCAACGTTATGGAAACTTGCTTGGTGCTGAATTAGGTAACTTAGGTATTCTCAGTAATTTAGCTGGCACCTCGTCTGCCAGTGTCTTGAAAGACGCCTTCACTCGCGGTCAGTTGGCGACTCAACTTCGAGGAAGAGAATTAGATACTTTACGTGATTTAGGTCAACAATTAGCATACCAAGAAGGTCAGACAAGGCTTGGTATTGCTGCCATGTCGCCTCAGTTTTATGGACTCGCTGGGGAAAAGATGCTCAGCGGTGAAGAATCTCTCGGAAGAGCCATTGGTAACACAAACCTCGCATTGAAGGCTAACGAGCAGCAAGCCAAGATTGACATTGCTAAACAGCAGAACGTCGATTTAGGTAAAGCTATGAACACCCGAGCACAAGCTGAGGGGAATCTTGCTCTGGGTAGTCAGCGTATTGCAGGTAACCTTGCTCAGCTGGAAGGGCAAACAATTAGCGGTTTAACTCTCAATAAAGCAAGGACCCAGAGTGACCTTGCTCGTATTCGAGGTAATATCGAAGGACAGAAAGAGTTACGGCGTTACGGCGCTGAACTCGCAATGTCAGGTCAACGATCCTTCGCATGATTGATACGCAAGCACCTTCTACAAACACTGTGGGGGATTGGCTTGCAGTTTTAGATAAGACTGAAAAAGATGCCTTCTTGCACTATGTCAAGAACAGCACTAGCGACATTGAATCGTATCTATACGCTCGTTTCCTGCGTCCTGCTTATAGCGGCAGTATTGCCGACCTCACCGCATGGGTTCAGGAAAAATACCCCAAGCAAGATTTACGAAAGGTCCTGTTGATCGAAATCGACAGCTTGAAGATGGACATTGACAATGTCCGTCAAATGACCATTACGGGAATGCTTGATCATGCCACAGCGGCGACAAAAATCAGCGTCCTTCAAAAAGAACTTCGGTCACATATTCAGGCCGTCCGACAGCTTACTGACGGTATTGATCGTCGCGGTCTTTTGCTTGCTGGTGCGGATCGTTGTCTTCGCGAGCTTATGAATAGCTTCGAAGACACACCCGCCATGGCTGATCTATTGGATGACGCAGCAATCGTGGTGTGGGGAACCATCGAACGAGAAGAAAAGTCCTGACCGACTTTGATCGCGAGAGGTTTCTTTACTGGTTGTTCGCAACGGTCTTATTAGTCAACGCGGTTTTCTTTGGCATTGGCGTTGTTGTTTGCAGCAGAAAAGCTGAGCCATTAGCTTCATGTCCGACTATTGGAGATCGTTTTGATTCGTTTAGCGAAAGAACCATGGCGTCTGTGCTCGGATTAATAGCAGGATCCGCTGCCGCAAAGAGTGTTGCTTCGCGACAACGGATTAAGAAAAGAGACGATCCCTAGATCCTTTCTAAAAGAGCCAAAATATTAACTAAAGGACATTTGAAGAGACCCATAAAGGAGTCGTTGACACCTAAAGCAAGTTCAATGGTGTCATCTTCTTCGATGTAACTACCCCCAAAAGGAAGAATACAAGCAGGTTGAGTTGATACAGGACTGCCACCAACATCAGTCCACCAGATCAAATCATCTTCCACAGCGCCTGTAAATAAAGGCTCTGTACTTTGGCGGGTGATCTTGGTCATATTTTCATCGAGTGTAAGAACACCCAAGTGATAAAGAAGAACCTGACGTTGGATACTCATATCGAATACCATGTGCTTCCAGTGGAAAAACACAAGCCACTCGTCGCCAATTTTTATAGGAGCCGTGGAATTAAAAGTCGGGAAATCGTGAGTAAGTTTTTTTAGTGATGAAGAGTCAACTACTTTGTCGGGTTGACCGGGAGTCTTAATAACGAGAGGAGCGACACTATAAAGAAGTCTTAGATGTTCTCCTTCAGAGAAGAAGCACCAGTTTTTTTCTGGCTTTCCTGATTTGTGATTGTCTCCTACATCGGGGTATACACAGTCTTCTACAGTCCCAAAATCACTAATACTTCCTACACAAACTTTTGGGGCGTTGATCATCTTGTGCTTCGAACTATCCCATTTGGATGCGTAAGAGCTGGTGATGAACTGAAGATGTAGTTCGTCGTCAGGCGTTACAAAGATACGTGCGTCCTCGTAGCTGAGTCGATGAGGAGTTTCACGAATCTTACGAGCACCTGCGACGGTATTTTCTGAAATCAATTCACCTACATAAACTTCTGTAGGAGTGTTGTTGTAGTAGAAGTATTTACCGTCATGCCTAAAAACAAAAGGTTCAGGTTGACTTCTGAAAGAAATCAAACGATGTCCTTTGTGATTGAAAAGACAAGGACTAAAATTTGCAATCGAATTTTCAGGCAAACCCCAGTTAATCCTGGTGAATTTACCTCCGATATCATCAGCTTGTTGATAGACGGTGGGAACCGACTTAGTTCTAATTTTTAAAGGAATTTTGGTGTACTGAAGAGAAGTTGCGTAGCGAATACGTTGATCAGTCATTTCAGCACCTCGATAGCTTTTTGGAATCCTTCAGCGACAGTTTCCCAGCGATACTGAGGGTTCTGGGTTACTTCATAGCAGTCGTCTGCGACCTTTTTACGATACTCTTCATCGTTATAGAGCTTCTCTAAATAATCAGCTGCGTGCTTAAAGTCCACGATTCCTCGCTCAACACCTAAATCCTTATCAGTGACCCACGCTGCTACATCAACCATGCATGCTTTTCCAGCCCAAATGTCTTGACACGACGTGTGGTTAGGTACGACCTGAGGTTTTCGACACATCGCGTGCTCGAAGGGTACAAGGCCCCAACCTTCTCCATTAGCAGTATTAATACCTACGTCTGTTGCGTTGTAGATGAGGTTAAGCATTTCATCAGGAGGAGCCATCATGTAGTTCATGTTGGGCGTCATGATCAACTTTTGAGTCGGATCTTGTCCACGCCTAATCATCTCGGTCTCGAATAACTCAGGCACGTTCCAGCCCATGTCCTTTTCTCCCATGTGGAGATAAAGAGCGACATCTTTCTTGTCTTTGGCGAACTCAGCAAAAGCTTTAATCGTTTGATCGATAAGCTTTCTAGGTTGATTTCTGTTACCGTTGAATACAATAAACTTATCTAAAGGAATACCAAGCTTCTTACGCGCTTCGTCTTTATCGATCTCGTAGAATTTCTTCTGATCGAGCCCGTGGGGAATAACCCCCATTTTCTTCGCCTCAACCCCTTGTCTCATCATCCGTTGAGCTTGTTGGATGGTGAAGGTAATAGCGAAATCAAAGTCTTTGACAAACCGAAGCATTGATTTTGAGTAATACTCAGAATCAATGGGGAAGTAGGCGATGAACTTAAAATTCATCGAGTGCTTGAGCAAGTGGATCCGCTCCCACACCTGATTAACAATCCAGATGTCATTAAGGCAGATGAAAATATCAGGTTTTTCTTCTTGTACGACTTGCTGAATCCTTCCGATACCAAAACGGTCTGATGGGTTGTGAGCCGCTGCTGGGTAGATCTTATAAGGGTACTTATGAGGGTCGCCAGTGAAGTTAATAGCAAACATCACTACTTCATTATTTTTGCTCAGATGCTCTACGATACTGTGTGTAACACGAGCAAAACCAGTGTTCGAGACTCCGTCTCCGTACCAAAGTATTTTTGCCATCACTGATTAGAATTTCGATAACAGTATACAAACAGTTTAAGAAAGTGCCTAGCAGAGAAACATTCGCTTACAGGCGTAATTTACGGTTAAAAGCACAACGTGCTGTAGAGAAGGATGATTCTTCTGGGACGGATTCTGTGTTCAGGAGAGCACAAGATGACTTCTTAACTTTCTGCACAGTATTAGATAAACCTCCTGCAAGGCACATGCTGGAGTGGCATCAAGAATTAATTACAGGCGAGAGTAATAAATACTTATTAGACATTGCTGGTCCGAACCTAGACATCCTTGCTCCACGTGGATCTGCGAAAAGTACGGTTCTCAACCTTTTTACCGCGTGGGTTATCGGAAGACACACAACAGCACAGAGACCTCTACAGATTATCTATTGTTCATACAACATCAACACCGCAATACCAAAGAGTCGAATCATTAAACAGATCATCGACTCAACCGCGTTTAAAAAGATCTTTCCCAAGGTCAGGCTTAAACAAGGTATGCAAAGCGATATCGGTTGGTCGATCGACTTTGATTACGCAGGCATCGACCGAATCGGTGATGAGGAATTCACACTTCGCGCAGCTGGTCTGAGGGGTTCGATTACTTCGAAACGTGCTCACCTAGTGATCGTGGATGACCCTATTAAATCAAGTGCAGACATTAAGAACCCAGCCATTCGAGAGGAGATGAACAATAACTGGTCCTCGGTTATCGCTCCGATTGTGTTTGAAGGCGGTAGGTCGATCTGCTTGGGAACCCGTTTCCATCCCCTCGATATCCACAAGACGATGTTCATCCCAGCCAAGGGCTGGAAGCAGGTGTCTCAAGAGAGTCTCACTTACGACAAGATGGGTGAGGCAGTCAGCTACTGGCCTGAGCAGTGGTCAGTCAAGTATCTTCTAGGACAAAAAGAATTAGATCCGGTCGCTTTCGCGTACCAGTATCAGCAACAGCCGGTCATGACCTCTGATCTGGTGTTGTCCCCTGACCTGATTATTAAAGGTGATGTTGAGACTGAGTTCGATGCATTAGCTGTGGGTATCGACCTTTCAGCAAGTAAGAACGAAACTTCTGACTACACAGCTTTTGTTCTTGGTGGTCGTCTCGGAGATAAGTATTACATCATCGATTCTCATCAGGTCCGATCTATTGGAAACCTCGAAAAGATCGATATGCTCTGCGACATGCTTGTCGAGTGGGGCATTCTCCAGCTTCAGAACGATGAATACTTCCCTACTTACTCCACTGTCACTCTCGTAGTGGAAGCAGTTGCCTACCAGGCGTCTCTCGCAGCTGATCTCAGACGAGTCTTAATTCAAGAAAGAGGGCTCGGGAACATCCACATCCATGAAGTAAAAGGATTCCGTGGTGACAAAGTTGCAAGATTCAGAGGCACTCTGGGTCTTCTTGAGAACAAAAAAGTAACCTTCAACAAGTACAGAAAGTTCGATGCACTGACGGATCAATTAATCAACGTCGGTGCCACGTCTCACGATGACCTTCTTGACGCGTACACCTGGCTAATGACGTTTTTACAACGTCGGGGCAACTTCTCTATCGAATACTGATGTCTTCTATTTACATTGCCGTAACGGCTCATAATCCGCTTAAGAGAGTTGAGACTACACTTGAGACACTCCGAGGGTATGAGTCTCTTCCCTTAGATAAAGAAATAGATATTTTCATCGACAGCGAACATGCTTACGACCTCGATGAATTTTCATTAATCGTAAGCGCACACACGAAACTCGGAAAAGTAGGTTTTCAGGTCGCTCCTCCAGAGTTCACTGGGTATTACTTGTGTTGGGCACATAAGGAGACTTTTAAGCGCAGAGTCTTATCAGGTGACTTTGATTACTACATGTACTCAGAGAACGACATGAGGTTCACTGAGAAGCAGTTCAACTATTGGATTGAGTACAAGGATCTTTTAAAAGCACAGAACCTTGAGCCAGGTTTCTGCCGCGTGGAACGATACCAGGGGCGGATGGTTCCTTTCGACAACTACAGAAAGTGGAATCTTGACGGAGTTACAAAAGACTGTTGGGGCGACATTCCCTACAAAAATCAGCTGATTCTCGCAGTTAATAATCCTGACATCGTTGGGTTCACATCGCTAGGCAACCCTTATGGCGGTCTTATGATTCTCGATCAAGACCAAGCTGAGACTTATATCAAGAGTGATAGCTGTGACCCCAACAAAAGCCACGCTCTGACTGGAGTTAGGAACTGGCCTATTGCAGACCGGTCTTCGATGGGTATTGCGTTTGAGGACCTTAAGCCTGGGCAGGAACATCGCCGTGTGGTCCCAGTCGTTCGTAAAGAAGATAAGTTTGTTATTCCTGAGTGCGCTCTGGTGGAGCACATGGACGTTAAATACTCTGCTGACTTATTCGAGAAAGTAGGTATTATCGACACGGAATCGATGCTCACTTACGGAGGTTGATAATGCGCGAAGCTTTCGTTCCCTTTAATGACTCTTCAAGCAGTGTCGATCACCCTTCGCACTACAACCAGGGCAAGATCGAGTGCATTGAAGCGATGAGAGCTGCTTTTGGAGATGAAGAAGTAAAGATCTTTTGTAAACTCAATTCCTTCAAGTATCACTGGAGAGCAAACGATAAGGAGGGTCTGAAGGACATAAAGAAAGCACAATGGTACGTAGATAAGTACGTAGAACTTTCTGAGTTAGACTGACACAAAAGCCTTAGAAAATGGACATTAAAGCCTTCGGCTCTTATTACGGGCAAACTTCGCAACTGCCTTACTGCAGCGGCTTTGTGTGGACACCTAGCGACGGTGAAACGAGTTTCACGACTTCTCGCGCTCTTTTCATCGAATCAAAAAGCAGTTCAAGTAAGGATGACTTATATGTTCGGATGAATGACATGCCTGGTCAGTACATCCATGTAGAGAATATTGCAGGTGATATGGAACTTCCTTGGGCTGCCACAGCGTTGAGCGGCGGCTCTGTTAATGGCGTTGTTGTCTTGTACTGATGTCTGATTACGGAAACTACGGCAACATTTTTGCCGGACAGTACAAGGACGCTATGAAGGCTGAGGCCGAAGAGCGTAAGCGTGAGCGAGGGACAAGCGAGTTCTTTGCTGGCGACGTTCAACGTGGACTCGACCAAGAGATTGGTGCGCCTACTCCTCCAGTAGGTGAGTCAGTACAACGTGATGATGCTCAGTTCGATCCAGGCGTGGACGAAGATGTAGAGACGACTAAGAACTTTCTCCTCAAAAGAGCGAAAGAGCGTCTCAACGAAGTAGCAAGCGTAGAAGATTGAGCTACCATGCTGATACCGTGATCAGCGTGAAGTGTTAATCGATTGCTTTCCTTACTTCAACGAGAAGGAACTCCTTGAGCTTCGTATCGCCACGCTGAGCGATTACGTTGATGGTTTCTTAATTACTGACGCTAACCAGACACACAGAGGTGAGCCTAAAGAGTTCACGTGTGTAGATACACTGCGTGAGCTTGGTATTCCTGAAGATAAGGTTCAGGTTCTTCACGTTGAGCTGCCTACTTATGAGGAAGCACCTGATCCGTGGGTACGCGAAAGAGGACAACGGGATGCTCTGAGCACTGGTCTTTTCATGCTCCCCGACGACACCTTCTTTATCTGCTCCGACTGCGACGAGATCACAAACCCCGAGAAGATTGAAGATATCAAAAAGGCTGTCATCGATAACCCCGAAAAGACTGTTCGCATGAGCATGTCGATGCACTACGGTCGTGCAGATCGTCAGTTGCAGTCGCCCACAGAGGAAAAGTTTGACTGGCGTTGCGGTACAGCAAGCACCGTGGGCCAGCTTCGTGAGTTTGGAACTCTTTCTTCTTTACGCGCTACCACTAACAACTTCTACGTTGGCGACCGAGATGCGGGTTGGCACTTTAGTTGGATGGGTGACGCTGATAAGCGTCGTACTAAGCTTCGCTCTATCGCCGAGTATTACATCTGGGACAAACCAGAAGTTCAGGAACTCTGCGATAACTTCGAGCCGGAGGAGGGCAACACTGACATGTTGGGTCGTCAGGATCATTTAATTACTTCCTATCCGGTAGATAAACTTCCCGAAGCTGCACTTAGAATAGAACGAGTCCGGAATTACCTGCTTCCCGATGGCTGACAAGATGCCCCCTGAGCTTTTAGAAAAGTTCAAAAAGGACCGCGAAGAAAAAGAAGCCCAAAGCGACGGCGAGGGTAAGATGGAAAAAGCAAAACGAGCTAAGGAAAAAGCTCGTTCCTACAAAGAAAAGAAGTAAGTTTTTCTTAAATGACAGCCTCTACGGAAATTCGCAATCAGTTTGAGGAGATCTTAGAGGCTGCTCGCACTCAAGATCGTTCCAGCCAAGCTGCGACGATGGTGGTTCTTAGCCATCTACAGCAGATGACTCTTCTTATGATTAAGAAGGGTCTTTCTTTCTACTGCGATCAGGACACCTTCAAGAGTCGAACGAAGTTTCTAAGAGATGTTATCGAGCTAAATCGTCTCGATATTCGTTTCCCAGCGATTATCAGAAACTTTCTTATCGACGGTTGCGGACTCTTTTATTTCCGTCCCGATCAAAAACTGAAATATCAAATTTATTTTTTCAACAAAGAACAATATCGGGTTTACCACGACCTCAATGGACAGGTTGAAGAAGTAGTCATCCTGTATAGCTATAAGGTTAAAAATCAGAATCTTGGACTTCCTAGCGATGTTCAAGGCCAGAATAAGCGTTACGTTCGTCTCGCGATTACAGCTGACGAGATCAAGGAAGCAGAGACTGATACTGAATTAAGCTTCGAGCTTGACCCAGGTACGATTATTACTCAAAAGAGTCGGCCTAATACCTTAGGTTTTGTACCGGCTGTCGAAGTTTTAAATAAGCCAAACGCCAGTGGCACTGAAGGTGAAGGTGATTTCGACCCCTTCATGGAACAGATCGTGTTGCACGACAACATGATCAAAAACATTTCGAAGAACATTGAGTTCTTCGGAAACCCAACTCTGATCTCAAGTCGTCCTCGTTCAGATCTGGTCGAGGCAGCTGATGCTGGAAGCGCATTCCGTCCCACTATCAGTTCACAGAGTGGCTTTGCTGGACGTGATACTCCTTCGACTCGCGTAAGCGAGCCTTTTGGAAGTTCTATGGGAGGTGGTCTCCGCGTCCCACGGATTATTGCAAACGTTGAGCCTTCTGATCGTGTCGGCTACATGACGCCTGACCCGATTAGTGGTGACATGAACCGCTATGCACTTCTTCTGAGGGAAGAGATCCGTACTGCTCTTGGCGGTGTGGATGAGATCTCCATCTCAGCAGGTGCCACGGCAACTGAGATCAAAGGTCTCATGGGTCGTGCGATGGCAACTGCGACTCGGAAGAACAAAAGTTTCCTTACTTACGGCTTTTGTCGTTTGTTGGAAATGATGATTTTCCATCAGGAAACCATCTTCCGTGAGTCGTTTATTGCTGCAGCAGGATTAAAAGAGCCAGCATTACCCAAAGAATTAACGGAAGAATCACAGGCTAAATACGACAAAGCAGTTTCACGTTTTAACTCGAAACTCAATGTTTTAATTCGCGGTGCTTTAGAACAAAATAAAGTACCTCCTGGTGTTATAGGTCTGCCAGAAGATGGGGATCGTTCTGTAAGTTACCGTTTCCAAGGCGATGTCTATGAAGACACCTCCTATGACGTCTTACAGAAGTCGATGGTGGTTCGAAATATGCAGGAATTAGGTGTTGAAAGCGTTGAGGCTTTGAAATACTTATTCCCCGACAAAAATGAGTCCGAACGTGCAGAAATGTTGAAAGGATTTCCTTTCAGAATGGTCGGACAAGTACAGTCGGCAATGCAGCAATTCCTGGTATTATTAAACCAGATGTTGCAGTCTCCGCATCCTCTTGCGCCTGATCAACCTTTAGCGGCTGATCCTAGACTGAATATCACACCGCTCCTTTACAGGACGTTTGATCACCTTGCGGAAGAACTAACTTACTCGGGTAGCTATGAGCCAGCAGATCCAAGCTTCGACCCCGAGCCCGGTCTCCCCGGCGGCAGCCCCGGCGGTATCCAGCGACCAGGGCTCAACAACCGCCTACCCGCAGTGGGTGGCCCAAACAGCTACCCCGGCGGTAGCTTCGGTTCCTACGGCACAACCGCCGTCCCAGGCGGCACCGGTTACGGACCCTTCTATCAGCAACCCGTACAGCCCGTCAACGTCAGCTTCCTCCCCCAGCAACCCTTGGGAAGCAGCGATGGGGTCCCTGGAGCGGGTTCTGGGTCAAATTCCTTCGACTTCCCAGTCCCCCTCCCCTTACCAGGCAGCACCGTCGCAGACCCAGGTAGCTCAGGTCCCTACAACACAGATCAGTCAGCCTTCACAGGCCCAGCCTTGGGCTTACCAGCAGCCGGTTCAGCAGACCTCGCCTACCAGCGTCTCACCGACCCAAACTTCCTCGCAGGCTTCTACGGAGAACCTTCCGGCGGTCAGCGCCGAAAGCGCAGAGGTAGTTAAGAACTTTGGCCTTGAAGCACCTGCAATCCTCAATAATTACGCTTGTGCTTTAGAGGATCTGTTAATCCAACAGGCTGAAAAGACTGACCAAGTCACCAAAGTGGCTGGTGGTATGGAACAAATCCTCACCAACCCTGACTACCTGGCTGATTACACCGATCGCTTCTTTACTGAAGTCGTCCCCGTGGACATCGACGGTGATATGCAGCAGACCGCCCCTCAGCAGTACCAGCCCAACGGCTACGACATGCCTGCTCCTCCTGCAGCTACTGCAGGTAGCCAGCCTGCCACAGCTCCTCAGCAGCAGTGGGAAGCCTTTGGTAACGCCATGAGTCGCTCTCCTGAGAACGCCTGGCGTCACCTTGCAGCCATGAGCCCTGACGCTCTTCGTTCCAAGCTTCTCTTCATGGAGCCTTCCTGATATATTTAGGATGAATCTCTGCAGAGCTGTCTCTTCGGCAGCTCAGCCCTCCTTCGGGAGGGTTTTTTTCTGCTATTTTGTAAAAAAAGAGGTTTTATGAGAGCTTTACGTGCGAGTGGGCGCAATAAGAGTAGTGAAACAACTACTCGTGTACGTTCTGGTGCTAACCCTGTTGCTCGTGGCAGCTCACAAAACGGCCAAAATCAGCAACAAGAACCTTTTGACGAAGATTTAGACCTCTAAGCGTCTTTTTTCTCGTCTTTAGAGGAAGAAATACGCTTAAGAAGAGCTTTTTCTGTCGTATCGAGCAGTTTTATACCTGCGTATCCCCCAATAAACGCAATAGCGCATGATTCAGCCTTCGAAAGGTTGAATCTGTGGGCTATAGCTGGACTTAAAAATGTTGCAAGAAGCCACCCGACTGCTGCAGCCCTAATGAAGTGTCCAATGAAGGCTTTTTTGCTCTTCGGATGAACAAGAGACTCAGTCACGGTGCCCGCTAAGGAACTTCCTGCCAATTCAGTATCTATAACTAAGAGCGAAACCGCCTTTTCTAACATCTCAGAGACTTTTCACTCTTATACGCATAATAAAGCGGATTAGAGTAGAGAAAACGCTGAAAAAATGACTTATAGCGCCCTTAGTAATTGGAAATACGACAAAAATCTCTATCACCGCGTGCAATCCGGCCCTCAGCGGACGGGTGATGATTTAAATATTACTAATACTTATAGTCTGACTTCTAGTGGATATATTTATCAAATAAATAGCTCAGGAGAGTACCAACAAACGTATGTAGCCCTTTCTAGTGAAGGTTTTGATTTTGGAACCATTACTCCTGGACCTCCTAATGATTCAAGGCCACAACCAGTAACAACTACTGAGTTTGATGTTATTTCGAGCGGTCGATATTGGGAAAATTGGGCTACTAGCGGAATACTTGCTCAATGCACAAATTCTGGTTACGACGGTCTACCTAGTGGCTGTTATAGCGGAAGCTCGGATGTATGCAGCGGATATTACCCTGTTGGGCCTAGTGGTGAGCTACCCAGCGGCTGTGTGGTCGAGCAAGTCAGCGGTCTTGTCTCAAGTGGTTATCTTTGGGATTTTGTAATTGGAGGACAGGTCGAGCCTCCTCTTTATCTGACTAAAGGCAATAATTACATTTTTGATCAATCTGATTCGACTAACTACAACAATCAGATTCTTTTTTCTACCACTTTAGATGGTTATCACACAGTAACTAACATAGGTTACTGGGTAAGTAGTGGTATCCTTAGTGGTTGTACTTATTCAGGATATAATGATCTTCCCTCAGGTTGTTATACAGGTTTTTGGGTAGCTAGTGGTATCTTAAGCGGTTGCGCTTCATCTGGTTATAACGATTTACCTTCAGGTTGTTATAGCGGCACTTCTATGGTTGGGTGCCCTATTGAATATCCTGTCGGGTCTGGTGGTGCTCTTCCGAGCGGGTGTGTGGTTGTTCAAGTTAGTGGTTTTGTCGATACCTCTCAAGGCTCTTGTCCGATTACTTATCCACGTGGAATTAGTGGTGCCTTACCCAGCGGATGCGAAGTGGTGCAGGTCAGCGGATTCGTTGACGTATTTATTAGTGGTCAGATTTATGACGATGGAATTACGGTCAGTGGAACACCAGGAACTCCAGGCGCAAAGATTTACTTTACCCCTGTTGATGATGCTCCTAATAATCTCTTTTATTTCGGTCAAGCGTACTCAGGTATGGGTAACAGGGCTGACATCGCTGACAGGTTCCCAGTAAGAGATTGGTACTACAGCACCGATTGGAGAGAAGTGCCTCCAGTTGTATCTGGATATTGGACTAATTACCTTTCGTCTTTTGCACGTATTTCTGGCGCTCTGACTGTATACAACGGTTTTAGACGTCAAGGATTTATAAAAACTGCAAACTCAACTGTTCAAACAGCTTTCGGGCCTGAGCCTGGATTGAAAGATCGCGGAGCTTTTGTTTGGTATGGAACGAGTGTTCCTGATAATCAGAGATACGACCCATTTGGAACGCCCGGAGCAAACACAGCTGCTGAAGGTCAAACAGGCGGGGCAAACTCTTTTGCAATAGGCAGATCGCCGACGTTAACTAACCCCACAAACGACGACTCAGGCACAAGAGCCGCGTGGGTTTACAACCCGCCGGTTTATTGCGAAACATGGTCAGAAGCAGTGCGCTCAGATATTCCTGGTCAGATGGGTACTGTCCAGCGCTTTATGTATCGCGGAAAGTCAACGCGTTACGTGCCTAATTTTGGTGGTACTTATGGTGTTCTAGGCGAAGGTATACGCGGAATGATCCGCACTTTTAGCCCAGGTACTAATCTGTAAAAGTTACTAATAACGCTAAAAATGAGACGTCATCAGTGTTGCTATAGCTGCTTAAAGGCTAAGATTATCTTGTAGTTTCTACGGAACTTATCGATGTTCATCGATAATGATTTTCCGAAGATTCTCGGTGCGGAGCTGTATCGTCCTCACCCGGCTTATATCGTCGAAATGGCTGCCGAACCGGTGGTCGTCCACGATTTCTCTAAGCAGCCGGGTCAGACTGTGCAGTTGGATCGCTACCGGTTCTTCGGTAATCCTGGCTCTAAGGAGTCACGCGAGCGTACTGCAGAGCAGACCATCGGTACTGCTAACAGCCGCAATATTGTGAAGGACAAGGTCCTCGTGACCTTGAAGGAATACACCGGACCTGCAGATCCGAGTGATCCTACTTCTCCTTCAACTTTCAAAATTGCACGCGAAACCCTTATCACCGCGCAGCGTTTGCTGCTTGATACGGGTAACTTAACCACCTTCCACCAGTCCATCGGCAGCCTGACCCTGCTGGATGACTATCGTCGGTGGCGCGACCGGGTGTTCATCAACGAACTCCTGAAAGCTGTCTCTAAAGGCCAAGCATCTGATTCCCAGGGTGGTTACTACTTCCCCGGCGATCTTGCTACCGGCTCTCTGACCTACACCAACGCCGAGCAAGCCAAGTTCGACGTCAAGGATGACCTCCTGCGTGTGGTCAAATCACTGCGTAAGCGCAACACCCCTACCT